GCCAGCCACTTCCACCAGAGTCTACAGATCAAGTCAAGCTGATGTACAAGCATGACGATGGCAATAACAAAACAGCTTCACAGAGCGTAGAAGAGGCTTGTCGCTACCTAGCCCTTATCAAGTCAGAGATAAAGGCTCTGGAAGCCCGTGAAGAGGCTTTCCAAACGATTGTGCAGGGCTACATGCAAGACAAAGCTACGCTCACCACAATTGACGGGCAGATTCTGGCTACTTGGAAGAACGCCAAACCCTCTAAACGCTTTGACAGCAAACTCTTTCAAGAAGCCATGCCCGACATTTACAGCAAGTTTATCTACGAACAACCAGGCTCACGCCGATTTCTGGTGAAAGGTTGAGCCATGTTTATTTCTACAGATGAGAAAAAACAACTCTGGCAAGCCTTACAAGAACTCACAGAGATTGTTAACCAGCTACGTATAGACGTAGAGAAGGCCAAGAATGGCTGGCGTATGTCTGACGGTGAGCCACGTATCAAACTAGGCCGTCCTGTTGGCAGCAAAAATAAGGTAAAGACATGAACAACACAGATGAAAAGCAAATGTACCTTGGTGATGGCGTATACGCATCGTATGACGGCTATCAAATCTGGCTTGCAGCAAATCACCATGACAACAAGGTTGTAGCCCTTGAGCCTCATGTGATGAACATGCTTATTGCTTACGCACATTCTTTGTGGAAAAGCCATGAGGAAAGTTGACCTTGCAATCTACATCATGGCAGTCACATCTGTCATAGAAACAATCGTAACTCTAGTGGAGAAATTTTTATGAGCAACATAGTCCCGTTTCAAGACATGCAGCAAATGGCAGAAGTCGCTGCTGGTAGCAAGATGTTCGGGTTCAAGAACACACAAGAAGCTATGGCAATCATGCTTTTGTGCCAGGCAGAGAACCTGCACCCTGCTGTTGCTATGCGTGACTACCATGTAATTCAGGGTAGACCCGCACTGAAAGCAGATGCCATGCTCGCAAGGTTTCAGCAAGCAGGGGGAAAAGTAGACTGGAAGGAGTACACAGATGAAAAGGTCACGGGCGTATTTAGTCATCCTCAGGGAGGAACTCTTGAGCTTAGCTGGACACTTACCCAGGCGAAAAGTATTGGCATTGCCAACAAAGACAACTGGAAGAACTACCCACGCGCAATGCTGCGAGCAAGGGTCATATCCGAGGGTATTAGAAGCGTCTACCCTGGCTGTGTTGTGGGTGTCTACACACCTGAGGAGGTACAGGACTTTACGCCTACACCAGCAAAAGATATGGGCGTTGCAGAGCGTGTTGACACGCCGGTCATAGAAATACCTGACGGAGCATTCAAGCTCTACGTCCCAGGCAATGATGACCCTTACTCAGCCTTTCACACAAAGGAAGAGTTTGTTAAAGGCTATGTTGACATGGTGGCCCGTATCCACTTGTCCACCAGGCTTACTGATCAAATAAAGGCTGAAAAGCTGGACAGTCTGAAGTCAGTCAATATGGACATGCTGGAGGGCTTGGACAGCACTCAGAAGATAAAGATAAGGGCGCTACTGGTGGAGGCTGGCGTGTCCACAAACCCAAAGCCGGAGCCGTCCCCAACCTCTCCAACTTTGGAACCAAGCGAGCCAGAATTCTGAAGTACCTTCAGGATGGTGGAACGCTCACACAACAAGAGTCACACAAACTCTTTAACGATACACGGCTTGCAGCCCATATCGAGGTACTTCGCAAGAACGGACACAGAATCTTTACGGAGACTGTTAATCAAGGCGGGTCAACATTTGCCCGTTATCACTACAGAAAGGCACTACATGAGTAATTTGCACCAGGAAAAGCCAGGAAAAGGCGTGATGTATTGGGAAGAAGAATCCCAACGCAAGTCTCCCTCTGCTCCAGACTTCAAAGGCTTTGTCGTGCTGGAGATGGACTACAAGGCCGGAGAGAAGCTCAAGCTCGCCGCCTGGAAGAAACCTACCAGCCGAGGTTTTGACCTGCTCTCCTTGTCAGAAGACAACTGGAGCAAAAAACAACGAGAGGTTCCTAAAGGCCCAACAGAAGTTCGTCCTACCTACGGCAACAAAAGCCAGTACAAAGACGATGACAGTGACGTCCCCTTCTGATGGCTAAATCATCACCTACACAGCGCAGCCTGGAGTACTTGCGAGAGCAGGGCTACCTGGTTGCCATCGTGGAACACTGGAACCCTTTTGCCCGTATACGGCAAGACCTGTGGGGATGGTGTGACTTGCTGGCAATCAAGGAAAACGAGGTACTGGCTGTGCAGGTGACTGCAAGTGCGGTTAGCACCCGCATCAAAAAGATACAGGACAGCGAAACAGTTTCTGCTGTACGCAAAGCCGGTATCAAAATTCACGTTCACGGTTGGCGCAAGTCAGCCAAAACAAACAAGTACGTTTTACGCATAGAGGACATATCATGACCGAACCAGTAACACCGCAACAGATCCAGCCTTCGCAAGAATCTTTACAAAAAGGTAAGAATGCTGTCGAGTACTCCCAGAAACTTATCAGCATGAGCTTGCAAGAAATCTGGAACATTGCCTACACATCTGGCTATTCAGATGCTATGGAAATCATGAAGACTGACCAGGGCATCACACAATGAACCCGCATATCTTCATCACCACACCCATGTATGGTGGGATGTGTACGGGCTTTTACACACAGAGTATGGTTCCCCTGCCAGGCTTAGCACGTGAGAAAGGCGTGGACTTGTCCTTTTCCTTCATGTTCAACGAGAGCTTGATCCAGAGGGCACGTAACTCTCTTGTCAACGTGTTTATGAAGCGCCCTGAATGCACACACCTGATGTTCATAGACGCTGACATTAAGTTCAACCCTCACGACATTCTTTCGATGTTGGATGCAGACAAAGACATCATCTGCGGCATCTACCCCAAGAAGGAAATCAACTGGAGCAACGTCCACAAAGCTGCCAACACAGGCATTCCAGCCAACGAACTCAAGCACTTTACAGGCTCGATGGTCGTGAACTTGGTGAACTATCAGGGTGAAGTCACTGTGCCCCGCAACGAGCCAATAGAGGTCTTTGCTGGCGGCACAGGGTTTATGCTGATTAAGCGTGAAGTGTTTGAGAAGTTGCAACCCGTTGTGAAGAGCTACATCAATGATGTGGGCGACACTTCTGGTCAACTGGCTGCTGACCGCATCTACGAATACTTCCCCGTGTTTATAGAGCCAGAGACAGAGCGCCTCTTGTCAGAAGACTATGCTTTTTGCCGCATAGCCCGTGACAACGGTATCAAGATCCACGCAGCCCCCTGGGTGAGCTTGGGGCACTTTGGAACCTACCTCTTTGAAGGTGGTCTGATTCCAGCGCCTTAACGCTTGGCAGTGCGTTTAGAACGCTTGAAAGCCTGTGCAGTGGGATAGCCCTTCTGCCCAGGTTTTTTTGCTGGTAAACCCGCTTTGCGGCGCTTGTTGATGTTGTAGTACAAACCACGCTTGGATTTAGATGTTTTCATCTGCATCCCCATCTCTTTCTGGCAGCTTTGCCTCTTTCGCCCTTCCAACTCTTACTACGAGCGCAAAAGGCTTTTTGTCGAGGGCCGGACTTGGTAGGAGCCTTGAGCTTGCTACCAGTGGCCTTGTTGTATTTGGCTCTTCCTTTTGCAGTCAATCCCCCGCCAGCCTTGACGGAGAGTTTTTCACCCCTGCCAACAGACAGGTTGGGTTTCTTTCTAGGCATAAGAACGAGTCCCCTGTTTGTCAATAATTAACTTGGACTTGCGAGGAACAAGATTAGGTGTGTTTGGAATAGAAATGTGTGTCCACCTATCAAACTCACGTATCACCTGGTCATAACCTAAGTCAGACGCAATGATGGTTTTCACCACCTCATCTGGTGTCATAGCGGGTACACGAATGTCAGCAGCGCAGCCGATACGATGCTGAGAAGAGTCTTTGCTGCCCACAGCATCATTGACTTGTTTTGATCGGAAAGCTGAGTTAACCATGATGGGCTTGCCACCCAAAACAGTTTTAACCTTTTCCAAGAACTCAGCCAAGCGTTGAAGGTTTGCAAATTCATCATTATTGGGTGTGTTGTCAAACTCACGGTGGTCTGTGTGAGTCAGCTCTTCAAAAGTGAAATGTTCAGACAAGTTCATGTAGTGGGCGTAGATTTGTGAAGCAAGTCATCTTTAGCCTGTGAACCAGCGGACGAACCAAAATAAAAAGCAATGATGCCTGTCCATGCAGTGCCCAAAGAACCAAGCATGATGTCAATCTGGGGGGCATGTTCAATCTTGCCGTACATCAAACCAAACAAGATACCAAAAAATCCAAGCGTGACACCGATAGACAAGGCAGAAGGAATCCAGCTCTTAGTAGCCACCTGCATGTCACGGGCTGATTTGCGGTCATCGTTAGACAACTTGGCAAAGTCCAAACCCATCTCTTGTGCCCGTGCAGCCATTTGAACTTCTGCTTGCTTGAGAAGCATAATTTGGTCAGCAGAGAGTTTGCCCTGGTCAATTGTTGCCTGAACGTCCTTAGGGTCAATACCTACAGCTTTAGAGATAGCATCAACAGCAAGTCCAGCAAGAGGGCCGCCTAGCGCAGTGGCTATGGTGGGCGCGATAGTTTTTAACCAATCCATTATTTTCCTTTCAGTCGTTCGTAAATTAGTGCAATGTCTTGCCGATTGTTTGCAATGTCGT